CGGCTCCAGCCACTACAACAACAGGCACAGGTGTTGTAACTGCTTTAGGAGTCAACGTAGGCACGGCAGGGGCGTTTGTTGTCAATGGCGGCGCTTTAGGTACTCCTTCAAGCGGTACGCTGACTAGCGCAACAGGACTTCCAATTTCTACTGGTGTGTCAGGACTTGGTACAGGTATAGCAACCGCCTTGGCTGTAAACGTTGGAACTGCTGGCGCTCCTGTTATAAATGGCGGCGCACTAGGTACACCCTCTAGCGGCACATTAACTAGCGCAACAGGTCTCCCTATATCCACTGGCGTCAGTGGCTTAGGCACTAACGTAGCTACTGCTTTAGCCGTAGCCGTAGGTTCTGCTGGCGCACCTGTTGTGAATGGTGGCGTATTAGGAACACCAAGTAGCGGAACAGCAACCAACCTAACTGGCTTGCCTTTGTCCACGGGCGTGACTGGCACTCTTCCAGTGGCTAATGGCGGTACAGGTCTAGCCACACTCACAGCCGATAATGTTATTTTAGGCAACGGCACATCAACGCCATCATTTGTAGCCCCAAGCACCGCTGGAAATGTTCTGACAAGCAATGGAACAACATGGCAATCAACTGCGCCAACTGGTACAAGTTTGCTTGAAAACGCACAAATTATCTCAACAAACTACGTAATTGCGGCATTGAAAAACGCAATAGCGCTAGGTACAATAACAATAAACACTTCATCATCGGTGACAGTCGGTACGGATCAATCTTGGTTAATCTTTTCTTAAGGAAACAACATGAGTAACTTAAAAGTTCAAGGCAATGCATCGGGTACTGGAACAAGTACCTTGTCGTCTCCAAACACCAACAGTAGCGTAACCTACACGCTACCTGATACGGCTTCAGCTACGACTCTTGGATATCTTAATATCCCCCTGTCGGGCATTAAGACGGCAAGTTACACCCTTGTGGCTGGTGATGTTGGGGAATTTATTGAGCTAGGCACAAGTGGCACAGTTGTAGTTCCATCGGGTGTATTTACAACGGGTGATGTGATTAGCATTTTCAACAATACATCAGCCACCATTTCCTGCACTTGCTCTGCTGTAACAACAGTTTACAAGGCTGGTACAGACGCAGATATTTCTACTTTTAGCGTCACTACAAGAGGTGTAGCCACTATTCTGTTCATTACTGCCACGGTTGCTGTAGTTACGGGCAATCTTGCATGAGCGGCATCGTTCTTGCATTTGCTGGAGCTACTACAGGCCCAGCGCCTCCACCTCCCATTGGATCGGCTTATGGAGGCGGCTTCTTTGCTGGTCAAATTGGGGTTGGTGGCGTTGCTTCACATAATTTAATTGTCGGCCCTGTAGCATCTGCGGTAAGCGCAAGCAAACAATTTAAAACAACCAATACAGCCACAACAGGGACATCCTCAGCAATTGATGGGCCTACTAATAGCTCTAACATGAACAACGCTAGTCACCCTGCCGCAGAATTCTGCGAGGGTTTAACTATTGGCGGCTTTAGCGATTGGTATTTACCAGCAAAAAATGAACTTGAGGTTTGTTATTACAACCTTAAACCAACAACAGCAGACAACGTCACTACTTCTGGAATAAATGCAAATGCAATTCCTGCAAGGGCAAGTAATTACACGGCTGGCACACCTGCACAAACCTCTGCCACAGATTTTAGAAATACTGGTGCAGAAGATTTTCAGTCTGCGTATTATTGGTCAAGTACTCAGTCTGCTGTGTACTCGGGTACAAATGCTTACAGACAAGAATTTAGTTATGGCTACCAAAGGAATTCGGCTAAAACTAACCAGTTCGATGTTCGCGCAGTAAGAAGGGTGGCTGTATGAGTGGAATTGTTCTTGCGCTTGCTGGCGCTACTACAAATAATATTCCAGCTATTGGAGCCGCTTATGAAGGCGGTTACTTTGCTGGTCAAATTTCAACAACGGGCACTGGTGTTGCTAATTACAACCTTGTAATAGGGCCTAAGGCGACTGCTCAATTCACGCAACCTAGCAACCCCGATGGTAAGTTTTGGAAAACAACTAATACAACAACTGCTGGAACAAACTCATACATTGAAGGGGCGGCTAACAGCGCACAAATGGCTAACGCCCAGCATCCAGCGGGACAGTTCTGCGAAAACTTGACCGTTGGTGGTTACAGCGATTGGTACATGCCTGCTTTTTCCGAGTGGGGTGTAATTTATTCTAATTTAAAGCCCACCACAGGAGGCAACGCTCTCAATACGGGGCAAAATTCCTACGCTGTGCCTCCAAGACCTAGTAACTACACCAATGGCGATCCAGCACAAACTACTGTTAGTGCTTTTCAAGCTGGAGGAGCAGAAGCCCTTACTAACAACGCAAATAATCCAACAACTTATTGGTCTAGCACTGAGAATAGCGCCTCAACGGCGTGGGGTAGTTACATGGGTAATGGTCAATTCAGCGCCTACACCAAGGCTACGCCTTACGTAGCTTGCGTTAGGGGAATTCGAAGAATTGCAGTTTAATTAAGGAGATTTTTCATGTACATTTGTGTAACAGAAGTAGACGCGGTAACAAAAAACCCCTGTACCGTTGAGCCACAGCGCACAGGGCCGTCAATGCCAGCCGTCAAAGGCTTGCAAGTTACTTGGTTCGACCAGTCTACATGGCCTGTTGAATTGGCACCTGATGGCACATACTTGAGAGCGCCCAAGTATTACGGCACTTGTGACGACGATGCTGACGCTACGATTGCTGGTGTCTTACAGGTATTGACCGAAGCAAAGTTCAATACCGCCAAAGCCGAAGAGCTTGAGGCGCGTAGACCTTATCCATCATGGATTGGCTACTTGGACACAATGACTTGGGCGGCGCCTATAGCAAGACCAGCAGATGCAATTATGAACGGCGGCAATGTTGCATACCAGTGGGATGAAGCTACTCTTAATTGGATTCCACTGGCGTGAAAGAGTTCTTCTTCATCTCAGGTTTGCCAAGGTCAGGTTCAACCCTGCTCTCGGCTATTCTGCGTCAGAACCCTGAGTTCTACGCTGATATCTCATCCCCTGTGAGCAATTTGGTTACAACAACCATCAACGTCATTACAGGCAGTGAGAGCAACCACCTGATAGATGAAGACAGGCGCAAACAAATATTGAAAGACGTGTTTGAGGCTTACTACAAATCGGTCACCCAAAACACAGTGTTTGACACTAGCAGGGGCTGGACTGCCAAGACATCACTCCTCAAAGATCTTTACCCACAGACCAAGATCATTTGTTGTGTGCGTGATTTGCCTTGGATACTGGACAGCTTTGAGCGCATTGCCGCCAAGAATTCTTTGTATGGCGCATCCTTAACAGATGATGAGGCAAATCAAACCGTCACAACACGATGCGACGCCTTGATGGATGTCAAAAAAGAAGGTCAAGTAATCAAGCCCTATTATTTCTTAGAAGAGGGTTTGCTGTTAAACCCTGACATGATTATGTTGGTTGAGTACGAGTCTCTGTGCAAAAAACCTGAGGGCGTAATGCGTGAGTTGTATCAGTTCATTGGCAAACCTTACTTTGACCATGACTTTAAAAATGTTGAGTATGAGAACGAGACGTACGACAAAGCCATAAACATGAAAAGTTTGCACACGGTACGTAAGGAAGTAACGTGGCAAGAGCGCCCAACCATCCTGCCCAAGTCGGTGTGGGAAAAGTATGGCAAGGGCACAGACTTTTGGCGAACACCAGCACCAAATTTTGAGGTCAAGTCACTGTACAAGGTCAAGGGATGAAAATCTTGGTCATGGGGTTGCCCGGTGCTGGAAAGACCACCCTTGCCACCGCTTTGGCAAGGGAGCTACAGTGCGTTCACTTCAATGCCGATGAAGTGCGCAAAGAGATCAACAAAGACCTTGGCTTTAGCGTGGCTGATAGGCTTGAGCATGCAAGGCGCATGGGCGTAATGTGCGACATTGCTTCTCGATACGGCGCTCACGTGATTGCCGACTTTGTATGCCCGACACCTGAGACACGGCAAGCCTTTGGTGCTCACTTCATAGTGTGGGTAGACCGCATTAAAGAAGGTCGGTTTGAGGATACAAACAAGCTATTTGTGCCCCCAACAAATTTTGATGTGCGCGTTGATGGTAAGTTTGGCATGCAATATTACGCAGAAGAAATTGCCAAAATGATTGAGCCACCACAACCAAAAACCCGTTGGGCATATTAAGATATAGATCCAAAAACCCGCTTAACTTAAAGGAACAAAAATGGTAGAAAAAGTTTGGTTCACCTTGGAAACAGCAAATCAAATTGTTGGATATTTAGGTACAAGACCGTATCAAGAAATTTTTCAATTGATGGCTCAGATACAGAAGGCTGTAGATATCCAGCAAGAAGAAAAAAGAGCAACCTCAGCGCCTGAAGATCAAATTGATTCTTGAGTAGTATGGATAACACCGAGACCAAATTAGCCGTACACGAAGCCGTCTGCATGGAGAGATACAACAGTATTGATCGCTCTTTGCGGGACGGCGACAAGCGTATGAGCAAGATTGAGTACCTGTTGTACGCGGTAATTATCTGCGTGCTGTTTGGCCCCGGCGTGGCTGGCGAATTCACAAAGAAGCTCTTGGGGCTATGAAATCGACCCGCTCACCATCTTGCTGGCCGCTCGAGCCTGTGTTACTGCAATCCAGCAAGGTACTGCTTTGTACAAGCAAACCAAAACCGCTTTCATGGAGGTCAAGTCCATTGTTGAAGAAACTGCTGGTGTTGCCCGACAGGCCAAAAGCTTTTGGGCCAAGCTCTTCGGAACCAAAGAAGAGCCTATGGCGCAAGCGGCGCGAAAAAAGGAAAAATTCGTAGCCGTAGACGAAACAAAAGTGCTCTCGGATATTGTGAGTCAATTGAGCACTTTTTTTCGTTTGCAGGAGCAGTTAGCCGAAACAATTCGCGTTGAGGAAGAACGATCAAAAAACGTTTACGACCCCGACGCTAACCTGATGGAAGCCGCCCTCCACAGGATCATGGCCCAAGATCAGATGGCAATTTTGGAACGAGAAATAAGAGAGGCGATGGTATACGGCGCCCCAGCCGAGATGGGGGCTCTGTACAGCCGAACGTTTGCAACTCGGGACATCATTAAGGCAGAGCAGGAGAAAGCAAGAAAGAAGCGGGATGAACAATCATGGCAACGCAAGGAAAAGGAGCGCCTTTCAAGCGAAAGGCAAGCGTACCTACTAGCGACTTTGCTGTGCCTCCTGTATCTGTGGGCGCTCCTGATACTCTTAAGCAGGACTGGGAATTAGTGATGGGGTACATCGTGGCGTTAATTTTGGTAGTTTTGATGATCCCGCTTCTTGGCATGCTGTACATGGACGTGTTGCAAACAAAAAAAGAAGCCCAAGTACAGATTCAAAAAATGGAAAAACTTAGGCAAAAAATTGAAAAGGAAAGAAGAGATGATTCCAATAGTCGCAACACTCCTTAGTAGCTTAGCCCAAAACGGGTTAACACTACTGTCAAGCGCTATTCAAGCCAAGGGCAAAGAAGTAGTTGAAAAAACGCTTAACGTAAAAATTCCTGACGACCCAACACCTGAAGACGTTAGCAACTTGCGCCAGCTTCAGTTTGAGCATGAAGAACGCCTGCTTGAGCTAGGCATTGAAAAAGCCAAGATGGAGTTGGCTGAACTGGAATTGTTTGCCAAAGCCGCACAGAACGAGGACGACAACGTCACAGATCGTTGGCAGTCGGATATGAACAGCGACTCTTGGCTGTCCAAGAACATACGTCCCATGAGCTTGATTGCCATCTTTTCAGGTTACTTCCTGTTTGCCATGATGAGCGCCTTTGGCTATAACGCCAACGAGTCTTATGTATCCTTGCTTGGGCAGTGGGGTATGCTGATCATGGGTGCTTACTTTGGCGGCAGAACTATTGAAAAACTAGCAGAAATGAAAGGCAGAAAATGAGCCTAAGCACCGAACAAGCCGCATTCTTGTTGGACTTTTGCAGGCTGATCCAATACGCCACAGAGCAGGGTTTTGTTGTGACCGCTGGCGAAGTTGCCCGTACCCCCGAACAGCAAGCCATTTACTTCAAGACAGGACGCTCAAAGACCATGAATTCCATCCACCTAAAACGGTGTGCTGGAGACTTGAACTTCTTCAAGGATGGGAAGATAATATGGGACAAGGGCATCCTTGCGCCGTTGGGTGCTTATTGGGAATCTTTGAACCCCAAAAACCGCTGGGGAGGGAACTTCAAATCGCTTGTCGATTGTCCTCATTTTGAGCGTAATGTTGGTTAAAAAGGAGCCTCAGAATGACAACCGCTGTTGCCCAAACATATGACAACCTAGTCACCAGCGTCGAGGCGTATTTAGAGCGTACTGACGCCGTCACTATTGCCTACATCCCCACCTTCATCATGCTGGCTGAGCAGGTGCTTGCCGCTGACATGAAGTTTTTGGGGAACATAAACGTTGGTACGTTCTCGTTGGTTGCAACCCAGTCGATTGTTCCAAAGCCTGCTCGTTGGCATAAAACCGTTTCGATGACCATGATTGTTGATGGTCAGCGCACCCCATTGTTCTTGCGTAAGTACGAGTATCTGCGGGAATATTGGCCTAGCACCACAGCCACCGATCAGCCAAAGTTTTACGGCGACTACGATTACACCCACTGGTTGATAGCCCCCACGCCTGACGTTGCCTACAGCGTCGAGACCGTGTACTACGAGCGCGTCCAGCCCTTGGACTCAACCAACCAAACCAATTGGTTCACACAATATGCGCCGCAAGCCATGTTGTATGGAACCTTGTTGCAAGCGATGCCTTTCCTCAAGAACGACGAGCGTTTACAAATGTGGCAAGCACAGTACACGCAAATCATCAGCACCTTGAAGGAAGAAGATAAGAGACGGCTTGCTGACCGTCAAGCCATAGCGATTGACTCATAATGACTTCATACATAAGCCCATTCACAGGCGACGTTATTGTCCCAACCGACGTCAGCTACGCTTCGTACACGCTGACTGCCACCCTGCAACTGGTTTGGCCTGCAAACGGCACAGATGCAAACAATGTATGTGCGCGGATCATGGACATTCAGGCGGCAAGCTCGGTTCCGCAACTGAAGTTTCCTCCCGCCGATCAAGCGTCGGTGGGAA